GTCAGCTTGTCCAACATGAGGTTTGCCAAAGACGGGTATGAGAAGAGGAATGTGCATGTAGGTTGGGGAGCTTTGTGCGAACACACAGCTCTGGATCCCACCCATGAGGCGTATGCCACAGCACTACCCATGATCACCCGGTTGCAGAACTCTAGGGCTTTTGAGCTGCCTTGGTTGGTTAGTACCGCGCTGCCGTACTGGACCTACACGTTCTTTGCGGGCCCAGCCATCCCGCACCAAGCATGTTGGGCGACTCGGTGGAGACAGACGTCCCCAGTCGCGAATTCATCTGCGCCAGCTTCTGTTCCAGTTGTACATACCACTGCCCAGATGCTGGACGTCCAGGTTGAGGAGTTGGGAGGACTTGCGGCGAGGGTCGCAGTTACCTCCCAAGCTGCTGTTGACGCGTTGGAGTTGACCGGCAGACCTCCACAGCCCACGGTGGGAGACACAGGTCTCCACCCTTCTAGCGCGTTGTTACCGCGGAGCATTGATGGCAGGCATGCGATTGACGTGGACCAGGTGGCTGAGAGGGTCGCCCCGGTTCTTGGAAATGCGTGTTTTTATGCCTCAAAGGGTCACTCCGGTCAGGCGAACGCGCTGAACTGCATGGCAGAGAGGATCAAGGATTCACATGCCTCCGCAAGGAAGTTTGCTTATGGGCCTTCTTCGGCCCACAAGAAGACGATCCGCAAATGCCTCGACGTGGTCACCAAGCGGTGGTTCACACAGGAGAGGATACGCGGGTACTTGATGGAGATGGGCCAGCTTCACGACATGCTTCAAGGGAAGTTGAGTGAGGCGAGGGTCCGTGACATGGTGGACGAGCTCCTCACCGGCATTGACGTCACTGAGACTGTTGATGCCATGGTCAAAAGAGAAGTAACAGCCAAGGCGGCGAAGGCCCCTAGGCTTGTTATGGATCGCGGTTTGTACCGCTTTTTGATAGCGGCAGCCGCTAGCAAAGTCGCCGAGCACGGCCTGACAGAGCTCGACCAGACGTGCAACATCAAGCATGTACCGAAGGACGAGCGGATGGACGCGCTTTCAGAGGCGATGAGCGAGGACCATGTTTTTGGGCCGCCCGAGATGGGAGGTCTGCCCATGCATTTCAAGCGGTCAGAGACGCTTTTGTGTGAAAACGACTTTTCGACTTACGAATTCACACAAGCTCTCGAGTTTAGGACCGACGCGCAGGGCAGGAGGTGCAAGTGGAGTGTTCGAGGATGCGACGAGGTGGACTTAGGAGTGCTCTCGATTGAGAGGGACTTGCTGAAGCACATCTGTGGTCATATCGGCACGATTTTGAATGAGCTGTACCCGCTTGCGGAGAAGGTTCTCGTGCCAGACTTGATCAAAACAGAGCTGAAGCCCAAAGGACACAACGACAAGACCTCTTTCTACTTGCCGAACTGGCGGTTGGTTTTGTTCCTCCGCATCAGGTGTTCTGGTGATAACCAGACATCATGGGGCAATAGGTTCAACCAGTTCATGCCGTTTTCCGTGGCAGTTCTGGGTGAGAACGCCCATCAGTTTTGGCATCGCTTGGTTGATTTTGCTGAGGGAAAGGTAGATCCCAAGAAGGCCAGTTCATGGATTTTCACGAGAAATGATGGCCAGGCGCGCAAGCAGGTCTATTGGAGGCCTATTGGCGAGGGAGACGACCACTTGACCCAGCTCAACTCAGGCGAGCCGGTCGGGCAAAGCCCCGAAACCACCCCATCATTGCAGCGGGTGGCAGCAGTGCTCGAGTCCTTCGGCCTGACGCACAATCTGGTTTTGGTGCCTCCCGAAGGCGGGAGAGCCGAGTTTGTCGGCTGCCATTTTTACGGGGAAGAGGGCTGTCTGAAGAGCGGCGCTTGGGTACCCGATATGGCGCGTGGACTTATTTCGTCCAGTTTTACGACCAGTGATGCGTTGGGTAGGAGCTCACCTGCGACGTGCATGAGGACATCTTTGTCCTTTCGTTCCAGAGCTGTCATGTACAAGGGGCGTTGCGATCCCATGTTTCAGTACTACGAACAGCTCGCAGATGAATGGCTAGCAAGGTCTGGTTCGGCGACGGAGGATGTGGAATTTCAGCTTGATTGGTCCATGGCGAACTTCATGGGCCAGGAGCTGGGGAAGTGGGCTACGTGCCGCGAAGTCGGAGCGCGTGCTGCGGCTGTGATCGGCCCGAATCTGCCTGCTGACCTGCAGGTCAAGCTGGCTTCTGCGTCTTTGCAGGGCGCAATCACTGCGGCCGAGTGGGGTTTGTGGAACACCATAGGTGTTACCATAGACTCCGATCCTGAAACGATCCTCTCGGTTTTGCCGGAGGCTTTCAGGGCGCGTTTGCGCAAGGCTGAGTGACCGCTCCGCCGGTCGAGTTTCACCTCGGTACCCCCGAGGCAGTGTCGCTCACCCTACCCAGGGCGCGGCTCCTCAGCG